TCTAATGTTAAATAACCTAGTCTCATTTGCAGGATCAATCATGAATATGAACGCAGATGTTTATATTCAAGAAAATACTCAGGATGCCAATACTGGAGAAATTACCCGTCAATGGGTATATTCTCAAACTATTCAATGTCGTATTGAGCCTGTAAAAGCACGTGGTGCTTCTACAAGGACAGATAATAAAACATTTGGAACATCTGGCGATGAACTTTATAACGAAAAGTTTCAACTTAAAATGTATGGAACTTCCTTGCTTAGCAAGCGTTGGCGTATTCAAAACATTAGAACAAACAAGGGCAAGTCAGTATTTGTTGAAATTGATAGAACAGGAACGCCAGATACAATTTTTGAAGTGATGTCTTCACATGCGGTGGTTGATCCTTTTGGATCAGTTTCCTATTATGTGTCAGTACTTCTAAGGACTGAGCTACAAGATGACTCTGAAGCTTGAGATTGACACAAAACAACTTGTACAAGGCTTGGATGATTTAGTTACAGGAATTGACCAGCTTGTAAAGCCAAAAGCACTTGAACAAATATCAAGAGCCGTATTCTCCATAACAGGAGAAAGATTCATGGTTGATATTGATAACTACTCAAGAGCTAATCCTAAAAAAATGCACCACGTTTATGAGTGGGGTCAAATAGGAGAAAAAACAGCAAGGCTATTTGTTTTAGAAAGAACCTCTGTTCTTGATGGAAGTCTTTTAATAACAACAAATTTTTTGCAATCAAAAATGCCAGTTCCAATAAGCCCAGAGCTTTTAAGACCAGGTAAGACTGGCAAGGTTGTAACTGCAAGAAATATTTTTGCCAATAAAGCACAAGTTATGGAACAAGGAAATCCAGTGTCTTTTCAAGCAAAAAGAATACTTGCTATGACTTCTGGAAACGGCATTGCTTTTGTAGCCCCTGGCACACAGATTAATATTCTTCACCCAGGAGGAATTCAGACAAGAAATGCTTTTGCTGAGTATTTGCTTGAATGGTACAGCAAAAATGGTAATGTAATTATGGAATCATCTGGGGTGTATGAGAGAATAGCTAGTGACGTTGCAAAAGTTTTAAGCACTAAGGGTGGAAATGCGACGGGAGTACAAAAAGCAGTTACTTTAATTGCTGATGCAGTAGATACAGGGAGTGTAATAAGATGACGGTAGATTATTCAAGAGTGGCAGCCACAGATGTTAGAAATGCTATTTGGGCACAGCTACAAAGCTATGGCATACTTCATGCCAGTGATTATGTACCACAAGGTTCTAATGGCCTTACAACCGCTCTTTGCCCTATTATTCCATCACAGCAAGTACCAGAATTTAACAACTTGCTTCCAGGAAAAACTTATATTACCTATGACATTATTCAGAAGAATTACGGGGTTCAATGGTGGCTTTCGCAAGAGACCATGGTCCTTCAAATTATCTCAAGAAGCAATGCTCAGATCTTGACTATATCAAACTTCTTGACGGACTTTGTCAGACGCTACGAATATTCGGCTGCTGATATTAATGATGTAGCTCATACAGCAAATAGCCCATTTAAGTTCCTATATTGCAGACTAGAGGCAGCCAACCCTATCCAGCCATTCCAGGACGAAGGCGGGTTCATGAGTGGTGACTTCTCATTCATGTATACCTATACCCGTTCGGTAGATGAGGGTACAAACTCCAATACTGGCAGATATATCTAAAGTTTGAATTATTTACAACAAATGCTATGATTTTCTATGAGGAAGCAAGTTGTCGTCTTTTTTGTTTTAAATTTAAAATAAATAAGGTGGTGAAATAAATAAATGGCTCTAAACACTAAAAATGTAATCGTAGGTGCAGCAGCACTTTTTACTAGCGTTGGAAACAACACTAATACTTTTGGTCGTCCAGCAACCGATGCTACAACCCTAGGTACTTTGTTCCCAGCAGGTACACCAGCTCGTCAAGGTCTTCTTGCATCAGCAGGAGCATCAAACGGCGGATACCGTGAAGTAGGATTTACAAACACAGGACTTGAGATTTCATACGAACCAGCATATGGTGAGATTATGGTTGATCAACTTTTGGACGCAGCTCGTATCTTTAAGCAAACTCTCAAGGTTTTGCTAAAGACCGAACTTACAGAAGCAACTCTTGAGAACCTTACATTCTCATGGGGACAAATGGACTCTTACTATGTTGCAAATACTGCAAGCACAGTAACAGCAGTCCCGTCATTGGTTAACAATGATACAGCTTTGGGTAACTCAGACTCTCCAGCAGCAACATTGAACTTGGCTGCAGGTGCTCTTGGTGATACACCAGTAGAGCGTGTACTTATTGCAGTTGGACAAGCTCCAGCTCAGATTGGTACATCTCAGTCATACGCAGATCCAAGCGGTGCATCAGGATCAACAGTAATCGGCGCAGGTGCAAATACAAACGCACTTCGTAGCCGTGAGCGTGTCTATGTGGCACGTCGTGTTGTTTCAATTGATACAACAATGCATGCTTTGAAGCGTGATGCAGCAACAGTATTCCCAGTGAATTTCCGTTGCTTGCCTGATACTTCATATGCTTATGCAGGATCAGAATACGGTGTAGTTATTGACCGTGTATACGGAACTAACTAAGCTGTAAACTACAACTTAATATAGAATTTCAGGCCCCGTCAGAAATGGCGGGGTTCTGAATTTGTCTTGACTAATTATATTGGTATAATTTAACTAAACAAAGGAGCTATAAATTGGCAACAACCGTATATGATATAGTAGAAATTGAATTAAGTGATGGAACATCCATTACTCTCAAGCCGCTGCCTATTAAGCAGTTGAAGAAGTTCATGGATATTATTAACGCCATGCAAAAGGATGAGAATCAATCAGAAACCGCCGCAATGGATATATTTGCGGATGCAGCAATGATTTGTTTAAATGCTTTGGGTAGAACAGATCTCGGAACAAACAAAGATAAGTTTGAAGAGACAATTGAAGTTCCTACTATGATGAAGATTTTGGAAGTCGCAGGAGGTCTAAAGCTTACAGACCCAAACCTTCTGGGAGCGGCTCTAGTTGGGACGAACTAGATCTACGCTCCTTAGAGTCTGAAGTTTTCTTACTCGGTCATTGGAAAAACTTTGACGAGTTAGAAGAAAGTCTTTCTATCAATGAATTAGATGCAATTCTAAATTCAATGAGAGAGAAAGAACATCGTGAAATGAAGTTTATGGCTTCATTGCAGGGTGTGGACCTTGACGAAGCTGCCAAGGAACCAGAAGATGTTACTGCACTTAAAAATGCAAGAATTGCTTCTGACGAAGGTTTCGGAATTGGTGAAGGACTTGGATTCATGTCGCAGGAATGATGGGGGTGTAAACTAATTGGCTAATATAGAACTTAATATTGTTGCGTTAGGTGACTTCTCCTCAGTTAACGCACAAATTAAAGCTCTTCAAGCCCAAGTCGCATTGCTCCAACAGGGCATGGCGGGTGTTGGCGTAAACTCAACCCTTGCAAAAGATTTAAATAATATAACCAATTCCTTTAAGCAGACAATGCTTTCAACTGGTCAATTTACTGCATCTACAGTTAAGATGGCCACTGAAACAGAAAAGTTTGGTCAAGCACTTCAAAAGGGTAGCTTAGGAATTGGTAACTATTTTAATATACTTACCAATAGAGCTTCTTCTGCAACGAGTAGTGTCAAAGCTTTAGCTGTAGAACAAACAAAGCTTCAAAATTCTGTCATTATGTCAGACCCTACAAAACAGGGCTTTTATTCAGTATTTACTCCTACCACTATAAATGCAGTGGCGAATGCAACAAAGATTGCTGCAAATGAACAAAATATTTACAATATCGCAGTTGAAAAAGGATCACAAGCTTTAATCAACTGGGGTAAGAATACACAATGGGCGGGACGTCAGCTAACAGTTGGTATGTCTATGCCATTAATCCTATTTGGACAACAGGCTATAGCATCTTTTGATAGTGTAAACAAGGCCATTACACAGCTTCAAAAAGTTTATGGAGAAGGATTGACTCCTCCAAGCCAAAATTCAATTAATCAAATTTCTCAACAGGTTTTGGACCTTGGAAGAAATATGGCTTCTACCCTAGGAATTACCCAAGAATTTACTGTTCAAGTAGCATCATCATTTGCTGCTATGGGTAAAATGGGGACAGATTTAACCACTGCTACCGAGCAAACTGTAAGATTAGCAAAGCTTGGCAACCTTGACCAACAGACAGCTACAAGTGCTGTTATTGCTCTTCAAAATGTTTATAAGCTAAATACAACCCAGTTGTCAGA